AGAGTCTGCCGGCTCGCCTGCCAGATTGCAGGACACTTCAATCGAAACTTTGACTGATTCGATTTCGGTATATGGTTACATCGCTGCAACTGTGCCTTTCGAAGGTGCAATCGTCAAGCTAGACGTAATCGACTAGTAGACGTTCATGGCTGTAACGATAGAAGAGTTTCGTGCCTACATTGGCACGGATGAAGACAGCACCTTTGTTTCCGAATGTTTGACCGCTGGTCTTGCTTTGGTTACAAAGTTTGTTGGAAGTGCGACTGTGCCTAGCACCGTTGCCGACAACGCTGTTCTCATGGCTTCCAGCGAACTCTTCTATCGTCGCCAGTCGCCTCAAGGCGTTACTCAATTCGCCGCTATGGATGGAAGCGTCGTAAGAGCCGCTAAAGATCCTTTGAACGCCGCCAGAGAGCTTCTACGGCCATACGTCGGCTTCGGCTGCTGAAATGCCTACAAACGAAATCACTGCGTCGAAAGCAGAATACGCTCTTGCGTTAACTGATCTCGGCTTACGTGTTTTCGCTTACATTCCAGAACAAATAGTGCCACCAACCGTTATCGTCACAGCAGGTAGTCCATACTTGACTCCGGTAACTGTTGACGGTGAATACCTAATGAACCTAGATGTAATGGTTATTGCAGCTCGTGCTGTAAACGTCAAAGCAACCGAACTATTAGACCTGGCGATTGAAACCATGCTCAACGGAAACCCTGGCTACGCAATCATTTCGAATGTGGGCCAACCATACGCTTTACAAACAAACAACGCCGAATTTCTTGCAGCCAACTTGTCTGTGGACATTCGCATAACTCTCTAAGGACAAAAAATGGCTATTGCTGTTCCACGTGTTGTCGCACGTAACATTACTTTTAAAATCGCTACTGTGTCTTACACACCTGAAGTAAACATGGTTAGCCTGACCCTAGGCGATACTCCTGGCGGAATCCAGACTTTCTCTGAAGTTCGTGTGCAAGGTGAATGGGCCATGCAGATTGACGGATACATGAGCCAGACCGCTGGATCTCTTTACCAAATCTTGTATGCCAACTTCGGCAGCGAATTGGCTTTCGAAATCAACCCTGGCGGCGGCTCTGTTGGCGCAAATAACCCTAAATACACCGGGACTGTTATCGTCAACGAACTACCACCACTTGAAATGACTTCTAACGAAGAAATTGCTTTCTCGGTTACCTTGCGAGTAAAGAACACCGGGCTTGATGTTGCTTCAAAGCTTTACTACGGTTTGACTCTAGCTACTGCCTAATCATGGGTTCTGGTAAATCTCGGGATACTTTAAGGATTCCCAACTTGCGTCAAATGCAGTTGGCCTTAAAGAATCTCGGGATTTCCAACAAAGAGATGGGCCAAGCGTCTTTCACAGCTGGTAACGTCACCGCCAAAGCAATTCGTGGAATCATGGTTCCTTTAAAGAAGTCTGGCAAGTTACTTTCAACTGTAAAAGCAAGCAAGACTGGCGCCAAAGTCATGGTCAAAGTCGGTAACAATACGACTGCCAAGTATGCTGGTCTGCAGAACTTCGGTTCTAAAAGAAAAAACGTTGAAGGTAAATTCTTCTTCCAAATGGGAATTAGAAAGACCAGGCAGTATGTTCTCGACATTTATTATCGGGAATTACAAAAACTGGTCAACAAGGCTGAAAGGAAAACAAACAAATGAACATTAGAGATCTAAACATCAAAGTCGACATTGAAAAAATGAAACTGGCGGAGCAAGAAGAATTTGAACTTCTATCAGGCTGTGCTTTGTTTGACTTAGGAAAAAAGGGTTTGACCGGTCGCCGCCTGGCTGCACTAATCTTTATTTTTGCCAAGCGTGAAGATCCCACAGTCAAGTTCGAAGATTGTCTGGAATTGGACATGAGCGAAGCAGCTGAAATGATGGCTGATGGTGACGACCCAAAAGACCAGAGCGACTAAAGAACATGGCTAGATTTTGTCTGGCCACCGGGTTCACTCCTGAAACTTATTGGAACTTAGACCTGGAAGAATACGGAGCATTTATGAACGCACTAGAAGAAAGAACCGGACAATGACTTTTGACTTGAAAGCACAGTTACTTGTCGATTTAGGCAACTGGCAAGCCGGTCTAACTAAAGCGTCTAAACAAATGACTGGCTTTGGTAAGTCCATGAAAACCATTTCTAACGGTGTGAAAGCCGGGTTTGCTGGCATAGCACTCATGGGCATAGCGTCAGTTTATGATGGCCTTGTCGAAATGACTAAAGCCGCCTCAATGGATACTAAATCTGTTGCTTTGCTTAACAAACAAATGTCTAACTCCTGGCACGCCACAGATAAAACAAAAAAGTCAGTTGATAATTACATCAACTCGGTTTCAAACATGACTGGAATCTTGGACGACAACTTACGACCAGCCTTTTCCAAAATTATCCGAGTGACTAATGGTCAAAAGAAAGCCACACAAGCGTTCAACATGGCACTAAACATTAGTGCCGGAACTGGTAAAGACCTAAACACCGTTTCCGCTGCCTACGCTAAATTCTTAGGTGGCAACAAGCTAGCTTTGGAAAGACTTGTTCCTGGTCTAAAAAATGCTGGCGACAAAATGGGCTTCCTAAACACGCAATTTGCTGGCATGGCTAAACTATCTGGTGCCAACGATCCGTTTGCTCGGATCAACGCAGTTATGGACAACTTCAAAGAAAAACTTGGAACCGCATTTCTGCCACTAGTAAATAGTTTTGCAGACTGGCTTGCAGGGCCAGACGCACAAGGAATGATGGATTCGGTTGCTAAATGGGTGCAGGACACTATGGGCTGGTTTACTTCACCAGAAGGTCAAAAACAACTTAAAGACTGGTATGAAAAAGCCAAATCACTAGCTGAACAAATGGTAAGAATTATTGAAGGTGTATCCGTTTTCTTCGGTGCTGCGCCTACTGGCTTTAAAGAAAATCCAAACTTTACTCCTAACGATTACACCAAATTGATTAAGCCTGGAGATACGTCGCTACAAAAGTTTGTGCCTAATACTTCAACAGTAAATAACTACTACACCATCAACGGTGTTGTGTCCGGTAACGACGTTGTAAAAGCGTTGCGTGGGCAGGCTACTCAAAAAGGTCGCACAATTCTTGGCTTGTTGAGTCAGTAATGGCAACCAAGTCACGCACATACAAACCTACTGACTGGCAGTTATGGGTTTACACACCTGTTGCCGGTAAGTTTCGCCTGGACTTTTCAGCTCTTGATGGTGCTGACGTTCTCGGTGGTGCAACAGACTTAGGATCAGTGCAAGTTTTACCTTTACGTATTGGCACAATCCAACTTGATTCAGGGCAAAGACCAGATCAAGGCGTTTTTAGCAGCATTATTCCAAACACTATGGCTATTTCAGCGCAGTTGCTTACCTGGTCGGCTACAACTGTAAAAGAGCTTTACAACGGTAAACAAGTTTTCTTGACCCTAAAGAATGAAGCAACAAATAGCCACCCAATCTTTGGCAAAAATACTATTTACTTTATTGGGCAAATTGATTCGCTAGATATTGCTGTTGATCCAGTAAACAAAATCACTAACCTAACTTTTACTGCTGTCGATGTAATGGCAACATTGCTAAACCAACCAATGACCATGCTAAAAAGCAACGCAACATCAAAAGATTTTCAACTAGTAAACGCTATTGGAGCCTTATCGGTTGCCGGCTTTATTAGTCCATACATTCAATTTGATTTATCTGGTGACTTGACTTCAACATACGAATTGAACGTCACCGAAAGTAAGAGTCTTGGCTCATGGCTTGACGATTTCATAACTTCTGAAGTTGCTTTGGTAACTCCATACACTTACCAATGGTATACAGGGACTTGGGTGCTAAAAAGCACACTCAAAATTAGGACAATTCAACAAACACCAACAACTGGCGAACTCATACCAGAGTCACTTATTAGTGCAATAACTATTGGCCAAGATGGTGCTAACTCACCAAACGCATTTAACTTGGCTAATTCAACCGCTATTTACACATACGGAAACGTTTCTGGTAGCTCGCAAGGAAACCCAGTTGTTTACAACAACACCATTGACGTAGCCACCGCTGGCCTCAAAACAGTTGCAGACAAAATAACAACATTCACCCAAGCAATACAACCAACCGAAATAACGGTGCGAACCGCACAAACAAACCAAACAATAGTTTTTGATAACACTAGGCCGCTATCAGGTTTCTTTGACTACACATACCCAAAATACTTTTGGATTAACGGACAAAACGTCAAAACCACGCCCACTTACACCGGAGCTACTTACTACCATCAAATAGTTGGCACCAGCCACACAATCACGCCAGACGACTGGCAAACTACCTACCAACTTTGGAAAGGTCTAGACGCACCAGTATTACCAACAAACTTTGTAAACAACGGTTCAGCAACATCTTCAACGGACTTGACCAACTGGTATGGCGTTGCTAGAACCACGTCAACATACCTTTCAAGTCCAGCAAGCTGGGTTGCTACTTATGACGCTGGAAACGACTGGTATCAGGCAGAGTTCTACAAAGCTAGTGCATTAACAATTAGCACCTATTATTCATTATCTTTTTGGGCAAAAAGTATTGTCCCAGGAACAGTAATAAATGCCAGCATTTTGGCTGGTTCAAACTCATCAAACATCAACATCACACCATCAACTTCTACTTGGACTTACTATAAAATTGAGAACATTCAATGCATTGGTTCTGCGCAATTAGATGTTGTTTGGAACGCACCATCAAACGCTTATTACATTGATGACGTTTGGGTTGTTTCCGGCCCAACCGCTTACTAAGAAAGGACTATAAATGTCTGGAAGATTTACCTTTACCGCTGGTAACACACTTACCGCCGCACAAATCAACACCAACGTTATGGATGGTATCCCCTACAAAATGATTTGTGGGCAAGTATCAGTTACTGGATCACTAGCTGTAACGTTCCCTGCGTCATTTACCGCCACAGTTGTGCCAACAATTACAGCCAATATTGCGTCAGGAACAAGCAACCGAACCAGCGTAACTTTTGGAACACCAACAAACACCGCTGTAACGTTTTATGTGTGGACTGGTGCAGTTGCCGCCACAGTTGCAGGTGTTGTTCACTACACAGCTATTCAAATGACTTCAACCACAGGAACAGGAAACTCATAATGGAACGCCAACTAACCCTTACCTGCGAAACGCCAGGCTGTGAAAACAAAGACCTACCGATTGTCGTTGTAACCGACGCAGTCGAGTATCTATGTGGAGCCTGTATGGTCTACATCAACAAAGTAGAAGAAACTAATGGATCAACCGAAGCGGCCGAGTAGCCAGGTATCTCTACTTCTTCAACTTGTTCAAGACGTAGCAGACATCAAAGCCGGTATTCAATCGGTAGCCGACCACGAAACTCGCATTCGTGAGCTTGAAAAGGCTCGCTGGTCGAGTGCCTGGCTAACCGGACTACTTAGTGCCGGTGTTTCATCCGTCTTTGTTGCCATCATTTTGAACACGATAGGAAAATAATGCGAACCAGACACCAGGCTATGAAGATTATGAAGTCTTTTATTGGCAAACCACGTTCCACTTATCCCTGGCTAAAAGGTCGCCTGAACTTGGGTGACTGTGCAGCAGGTTACGCTCGGGTCGCTACTGGGAAAGCCAACAAGATTATTTGGGTTCATGAGCTTGTGGACTTGATGAAAAAGAACCGCACCTGGCGAGAAGGCTCACCAAAAATGGGTGACGCAGTCATTTACGACTGGAACGGTGACGGTGGTTGCGATCATGTTGCCATGTTCCACAGCAAGACTCCTGACGGTCGCTGGCTGGCTTATGGTGCTAATCAGGGTGACGACAACGTAGTGACTAAACTGGTGACCGGTAAAGGCCCTATTTTGGGCTGGGGAACACCATTTGGCTTTGTATTACAAATTGAGAAAGTCACTGAAGTTATCGACGCAGACGGCCCTGAAACCGCTATAACCGAAATGCCTTTACGACCAGAACACTACTAACCATGAATAGGACTCTAATGAAGAAACAAATCAAACGTCTACTCCGTATCCTGGCCTTCGGTCTTGGTGCCGGTATCGTCTTCGTAACTGCTGGTGCTATCGGTGGAATTACACCATTACACGCTGGCCTTATCGGTGCTTTGGGAGCCATCCTGGTTGTGATCGTTGCAATTAGTTTTGAGTATGCTTCCAAAGGTGAAGTGAGTGACCAGTCCTTTGATGACGCTATCCAAACTGGTATCCAAAAAGTAAAAGCCGACACGACTAAAAAAGATAAATAATCCATGTCGTAATTTTGTGTTACTATCCGTTTAGCAGGTTCCCTCGAGCTTGTTAGAAGGGAAGCCAGCCAGACCCCCCTTCCACCTGGCTGGTTTTCTCTTTTCTTTCGCAACTAGACAAAGGAAACATAATGGCATTCAATTTAGCCGACTACCAGACCGTTCAAGAGAGAACGGAAATCTTTCACCGTCTTTATAGCAACGGACGCATTGTTATCAAGCTCATCCGTTTTGACGAACACAACGTGATCATGAAGTGCAGTGTTTGGCGTGACGGTTCTGACCGATATGCTGCACCGGACGCTGTTGACTATGCGCAGGAACCAATTACCACTACCGGTATCAACGCTACTTCGGCGGTTGAAAACTGTGCCACGTCTGCGACTGGTCGTGCTTTATCACTTCTTGGCGGCGAACTTTCACCATCTAAGAAACGTGCCAGTGCTTCGGAAATGTCTAAGCGTGGCCGCATACTCTTGGCTAACGCTCAAACAGCGTTCGATAAGCAAGACTTGGATGAGTTGCGTGAGCTGTATACCGAGTCGAAAGAGTCGTCGGTAGACCCAGTTATTGTGCAACAGATTCTTACTCTTGGTTCCCAGATGGCCCAGAAATTGAAGAACACGCCTGTCGGAAAGGAAGAAACGACAGACGTGCAGCCAATAGGCTCGGCCACCGCAACAGTAGCCGTCTAGCGAGTATCTTACTATGTCTACGATAGAAATGACTGCTGTTCTGCACCATTCTCGCTCTGTTGGCACGACAAGGGTTGTGCTTATGGGTATTGCGTATCACATGGGTAAAGACGGTTTGAACGGTTGTTGGCCTTCTCAGGGCTTATTGGCCGAGTATGCGAATGTGTCGGTTCGCCAGGTGCAACGTGCTTTACAGAATCTTGTTGATCTTGGTGAAATTGAGGTCGAGATTCATGGTGCCTGGACTAAAGGTTCAGCTGCACAAACCAACGTTTATTATCTGACTGAACTATGCCCGGACTTTTGTGATGGCACATTGAATCACAAACGTAGGGTGACGACATTTAAGGTAGCAAGTGACGACATTGGTGACCGAAGGTGGCGACATTTAAGACGCAAGGTGGCGACATAGGTGTCGTATAAACTATAAAGGAACCTTAAATGAACTCTGAAGAATATACTTAATAGGCAAACCAACGAAAGGAAACAAAGGAAATGGCAGCAAAGATTACAGTTTCAGGAACGATTGCACTAAACAAATCAGGCAACTCCTCAGTCGTATCTCTTTGGGATAAGACTTACAACGAAACCCTGCAAAAAGACATCAAGCAAATGTATAAGCTCTGGATGAATGTGCCAGGCGATTGGACTGAAGGAACATTCGTAGAAGTAACCGGAACATTATCTGTTCGACCATCCACAAACATTGATGGGACTCTACGAACCTATGTTGACTCCAAAGGCAACACAGTCACAGCTCACGATCTAAACATCAACGACCTGGTTATTCTCAAGGCCGACATTAAAACTGGTGCAGACCAGACCGGTATCGACATGGATGACGTTCGTAAATACGGAACACCACTCCAACAAACCATCCTGGACGACCAACCGTTTTGACCTACATCCAACTGACCGTCGAAGGGAATCCTGTTCCGCAGGGTTCCTTTCGTCATGTCGGGAATGGCCGAATCATTGCAGCAAACCCCAAACTCAACACTTGGCGAGACACAATCGCATGGCAAGTAGCCCAACAAACCCACCACAGGCTCATAGACGGCTCTATACGTGTCGACTTGGTATTTACCCTGCCAAGACCTAAAAGCGTTCCTATAAGCGTTAGAGAGCGTCCAACAGTAAAACCTGACCTAGACAAGCTCATACGATCCGTCCTAGACGCAATCTCACTCGACCGATACTGCCAAATACTCCTCGACGACTCATACGTCACAGACATCCACGCCGCCAAACGCTACGCCGAC